GTTCCAAATCTTTCCGACTGTTGGCGAGTCAGGTAATGAAATTGATATACTCCCTGCTGAGGTATCACATAAATAAGTGCTTACTTTCTCGTCTGCTGTAGTATTTGAGTTAATAGTTATAACGCTACCAGTTCCTATTATTTCTCCGTTTATATATGTTACATTAGATTCTGTTACTGTTACATTATTGGTGTTTATAAGAGTTATGTTTTCTAGGTTAGATTCTATAACATTATTATCGCCTTGTATAGTTATGTTTTTACTTCCTGTAAATACTTTATTGCTATCTCCTTTGATGTCTACAAACATTGCAGTCTTATCTATAAAGTTATCTAATCCATCTACGTGGCTAGACTTCATATTTAGTACATTATCTCCTGAAAGTATGTTTTGATGTATCTTAGGAAGCTCTTCATCTCCTATTGACTTAAACCCTACTCCTATTATCTCCTCAGTTATTACCGTTGGAGTAGGTACTGCCTTTAACTTTAAGAACTCACATTTACTAGGTTGGTAAACTGAGCTACTGTACATTACTTTATGTAGAGTCCAATATTCATTTTCAAACCAATAAGAACTTCTAAAAGATAGGTTTGCAATATCTACTGGGTTCAGTAGAAAGTAGCCTGTAAATATCTTACTATCCTTATCCGTTAGCTGCTCTAATTCTTTTCTGTGATATGTTTCGTAAAGATTCGCATTGGTTATCGTAATAGTTCCATAGGTGTTATCGTAGTATATCTCTCTAGGCAGCCCGAAATTAATATCAATAGTCGGGGTATAAGGAGTATTAAAATGCCCTGCATAAGGATACTCGCCTCTATATACATTTCCTGCTAGAGCTTCATGTATCCAGTTGTCACTACTATTTTTTAGACCTCCGTAATATAATATTCTAATATTAGATTTAATAGTCTTTTGCTGTAAGGTTGCATCTACATCTATAATAGTACTTACTACTCTGCTGTTTGCTAATTGTCCTACCATTGGAGTAGGAGAAAATATAAGCTCAGTCTTATGCTCTGTTTTATTAAAGTCATTCTCTAAGTACACATTTCTACTTCCATAAATATCTAACCAACTTGCTTCGTACTTCTTATTGTAATAATCTGCATCTTTCTTATAGGTGTATATATATTTCTGCTTATTGGTTACAGCAGTAGGTGTAAGATTATGCTCTTTAGAATAGTCTAGCTTACTGCTCCAGTCTACTATATCAGTAGTGTAAAAGTCTTTTCTAGGTTCTATTATTATATTCTTAGGGTTCTCTGTATCGGGTATCATATACAGATTAAACATCTTAATAATGGATGTTAAAAAATCTCTTTGCTTTACTTTATCTGGAATAGCTGTAAACATATTAATAGCATCGCCTTCTGCATAAAAAGAATCTATCACGTTAAGCGAAAGGTTAGCATCTGACATTGTAATCTTGAAGTCTGCAAAGTACCCTAAGTTTGGAAAGTTACTAAGATTAGAATCTATATAAGGATAGTATATGCTAGGAGTTACTGAGTTATCTTCATACGCTATCCCTTCCCATTTTGAAAGTAAATCTATAGTAATAATATCTCCTGCTTGTAATTGTATGTCTACATTTAGCAGGTACTTATTAGGGGGGTTTTCATTTCTATCTGTTAATCCATCGCTATCTCTAAAATTAGTATCGGGGTAGGTAGTTGGGTTTGCTGTTGAATAGGTTGTTGCAGGAGTTAAGTTAGTTGCATAAGCGTGAGCAGTTGATGTATTAACATCTACTCCGTTAACTTTCAAACCAAATTTATTAATAAATAAAGGATAGTCAGCTCCACCTACAACCCCTCCTACTGCCGCTGCTCCTGCATCTGGAGTAGTGTCTATTTGTAAAGTTACGTTAAAAGATAACTTATATATCCCATTTTCGCCTACTGTTATTTCTCCTGTAGCAGGGTTATATTGGTTATCTGCATCTACTAACTCATTGCTTAATCTTATAGTGTTTGATTGCCAAACTGACTCAGGGTATAAAGAAGCATCTAAAGTATAATTGTCTAAGCCACTAGACAAAAATAAAGGAGCATCAGCTTCTACCCTCTTAGCTAGTAGAGTAGACTGCAAAGGGCTAAATTCTTTACCGTTAAAAGGAATAATTAAGTGTCTGAATAAAGAAGCATTAAAGAAATTAGATGTATATGTATAGCTTGAATCTGCAAACATTCTATCGATATACTCCTTAGCATATACAGCAGGAAACATCTCATTAACATTATATACATTTATGTCTGTATCATTGCCATAGTTAATCATAGGATAAGTATATCCAGTTCCGTATTGAAACGGTGTAACCACTCCATTTAGAATATATGAAGTATCCCAACTATTCTCTTGTATTACTCTTGTATAGTCATGGTCTAAATTACTCCATAACATTCCTGCATCATTTAGAAACTTGTTACCTAGCTCTCTAAAGATGTTAGCTGTTTCTCCAAATAATACCACACTATAGTCTACCTGATTATAGTCCTTTTTAATTATATCTTTTAACTGAATAAAGCCACTAAATACTGCTATATCATTTTGGTAATAAACAGCATCTAGTTTTAAGTTAGGGTTAAATGTAGAATCTGAATTAACTTCAAAGATAAAATTTAGCTTATCATTTATTGCTTTACTTCCAGGCAACTTAATAGTCTTACTAAAACTAGACTTTACCTTATCGGGCTGCTGTATATCTTTAATGCTAAAAGTTAGCACCGTAGAAATACCCTTGTCTATTGGTATAGTAACCCCTTCTATTATTAGCTTCTCTGTAGTCATTTATATTCTTTGTCTGTAGTTATCGTATCCTAGCTCTAAATCTACTTCTAGTTTAAATAGCTTATCACGTACTACTTTCTTTTTAGTGTAGCTACTCGCTTTAATCTTAGCTACTGCTATTAATTCATTACCACTCTGTAGATATATCTCAGGACTTGACATTAACTCTAGTAGCCAGTTGCTCTCCTCCTCTGTTATCCAGTCAGACATTAATTTAAGGCTAGGTGTATTCTTTGTATAGTAGGTTACTTTCTCTCGCTCATTCATTGAGTAGACTATGTCAGTACCCACAACCGTATCTACGTTTACCTTCATGTCCTTTTTTTCTATCGCTGTTGTAGACATATCTCCTAAGTAGAATGTAAAGCTATCAAACCCTCCTAGATTGTTTTGAAAGATTAATGTGTTAACATTGTATTTACAATTTTCCTCTATTACAAAAGTTCTAGTTTCGGATACTGGAGCAGGTAAAAAGAATTTAACTAAATACAACTCATAAGACGCTACATCGGATGTAATAATAGGTTGCGCTCCTACTGTTATATTAGCATTATCTATGTTATTTAATGAAGCAGGAGCGGTAGGTATAAATTTAATGTCTGTAGCACCTCCTGATATATTTATTTCAAAAGTATTAATAGTAGCTCCTGCGCTATCTTTTGTAATTACTGTACAATTAGCTAACGGTATAATCGGCTTACAATAAAGCCATCCATGAGAGTTGATAGATACCTTGTTATTGTCAGGCATATTAGTTAGAAACTTCTTAGTAATACCATCCATTTCGTATTCTGTTACATCCCAATTTATAAACTCAGCTTTCTCTAAAGAGCTATTAATAGCGTTTCTACTTATATCAGTAGTAAGGTTTGGATATTGTACTACTGTAGTTCCATACTCCTCTCCAAATTCTACAATATAAGAAAGTGAGCTATTAGGAGCTTCATACGTTCCTAGTATTCCTAGTGGGTTACCTACATCGCTAGTAAGAGCAGATTCTAGTACTCTATGGATATCTACCTTACCGTAATTGTCAGAAGGTCTAACGGGTATTCTTAGGCGTACTGTCTTAGTTCCTGAACCATTTATATAGATGTCTACTAAGTATGCAAAGTTTGGCTCTGTATAATTAGTTGATTCTATTAGGTACTCCATTTTGTTATAAACAGGTGCAAAGTCTTTAGGAGTTGCGTGTATAGTTATTGCCATTATTTAAGTCTTTTGAATGTGTCTGTTAATGCTATCTTTAAATCTCCTGCTGCTGCACTTGCTAAGTCTTTACTGAGCTTATCTAGTCTTGCCTGTGTTACTACCTTGTCATAAAAGTGATTGCCTTCTGTACCCTTTTCTTTCCAACTCCTAGCCATTGCAAACGCTTGACTATCTTTACTACCTGCTTTGTATTTATTACCTGCTAGACTTGTTAACGTAGTTCCTTTATCTACAAATAAACCTTTAGCATTCATCCATTGTTTAGCAAAGTAAAAAGGTATTTTACTAGATTGCATATAAGAGTAAGGAGTATTATTCTTAACTGACCTAGTACCGTTTACCCCTTTATTAACATAGTCGTAATAATCTTTTAATCTAAGAGAAGATACAAAAGCAGTACCCTCTACTACAGTAGTAAACTCTATTTGCTCGGCTAAATCTCCTGAAACATAAGCATGGTCTTTTACTAGCTCAGCTCTTAAATCCTTTTGCATCTCTAAGCCGAATGCTTTAAGTACTTCTGTAATTGTGCTATGTGGTGTTACTAGTCCTTCGCTCATCTTCTTTTAAGTTCATCCATTCTACGCTGTGCTGCTTCTGCTTTCTGCTTCTCTTTAACGAATGAGCATATATTTAGAAACTCTATTACGTTCATTTTCTCGTAGTAGGGTCTTTTTGTAAAATCTCCATTGCAGAGGTTATCGAGTGTGGCAATCCAACCCCATCGCTCTCCAAATCCTTCGCTACTTCCAAAATCGCGTTCCTGCTCTCCTCTGTCATCTTCTCCAGTTTGGTGTTCAAATAGTCCTGAGTACATTTCGTTAAGCTCCGAGATAGATTGCAAAAAAAAACCGCTATCGGATAAGCATCTTCTATTGACATTGTGTTTCTTATATCCTCTGCGAGGTTACGAAAATAGCTCGGCTCTATTGCCATTACCTTATTGTTCTTATCAACTGGAAATATAACACTCGCTAGAATGTCAGGCATTTGGTCTATATGTACATTTGGGTTATCTGCAAAGCCTTTTAAATAAGTAGTAAAGCTCATATACTGCCCTGCTTCTAAATCATTAACATGGTTTACTATTCCGTATCTCTTGCCGTTGATAGTGAAGTATTGTTTAAGCACTCTACTAGGCTCTTCTAATAAGTGGCTAAGGTCTACAGCTAACTCAGCAGGTTTGCACTTTAAAACCGCCTCTCTGTCATTGAAAATACAAAGCAGGTCGATAGTCCTAGTAAAAGGATTGTCGTACTCTGCACTACGTATTTTGTTAATCTGAATGTAGTCTTTTACAAGTACCTCTTTTAGGCTTTTGGGTATTCTCATATTGTCTATTGTAAAATTATTGTTTAGTTGTATAATTAAAGCAATTAATATTAATTGAATTAGTGCATTGAAGTAATTAACGTTAATACACAAAATACTTGCCTGAGCTTTTCATGGTTTTAAGAGCATGGTTAGTTATTGCTCTACTCATTACATAATCGTCATGGAGTCCTGTAGGTGCGCTGTACTTAATTGCTCTAGTCTTTAGGTTGTATTCATAGGTAAAAACCTCTAGCTCATTAATCTGCCAGTCGTGTCCTATTATACCTATCTCTTTATTCTCAAACTGTACTATTAAATCCTCTACTATATTCTGCTTACTTTTGGAAGTAGTAACGAAAGGCTGTATAGAGTTCTTATTATAAGCTACCTTATTACGTATCTGTTCAAAGATAGCATCCTGCGCTCCATTACTTTCTACTAAGGTATTAGGTCTGTACTTATTTAATTGGGTTACTATGTTATTAATTATAGCACTCCATTCCATGTGTCGCCACCTTTCAGAATAGACCTCTATGTTATTACTATCGACTATCGTTAGTACTGTATAATCATCTGACCTACCTAAGTCTATCCCTGCATAAAGGCTAGACGTATTTACAGAGCTTTTAATACATTCTTTTATATTTCGGAATACACTAGAGCCATTATCTAAGAACTCTGCTAGATACTCCTGTTTAAATACGTGGTCTGGTAAGTTCCTTTGAGCTTCCTTTATTTCTTCGGGGTCTATAAATGGATTATCGTAGCTGCTACCTCTGAATGAAATATAGTTGCTATTATGCTCTGCTAGATTAAACAGATTGTAAAATTGGTTTTTGCCTTTTGGAGTTGATAAGATTAATACCTTTTTACCTCTAACCAGAACAGTAGCTTTTAGTACTTCATTCCATGCTTCAGGTCTAAAGAATGCGAACTCATCACAAATCAAAGCATCGAATGTTTCACCCCTAATAGAATCGTAGGCATCTGCTGAGTAGAATTGAATAGAGCAGCCTGTATCGAACTCTATAATCAAATCACCTCTATTTACATTAGAAACAAATTTGCATCCTATTAGAGCTTTCTCTATGTCCTTAAAAACTTTTTTAGCTTGTTTGTATATTGGAGATACCCAACCAATTTTCCAGTGGTTATTTTCTAAAGCCCATTTTATACTTTGGTTCTCTCCTAGTGTAGACTTCCCAAACTGCCGACCTATAGAAACTATACAGTATTTGATGTCAGTGTCTAAGGCTTTATGTATCTCCCTCTGCTTTGGGTGTGGTCTATATAAATCTACCTCCTCCAATTATCCCCAGTTTGTCTTGTAAGTTTTTACTATATGGTTATGCTCCACCACTTCAGGTTCATTTAACCCCATCATTTTAGCAATGGATTCTAAAGCTCTTAGCTTGTCTGTATTCTTAGTCTGGTTCATAACCCTATAGAATGCTTGTTTATCTTCTTTAGAAAGCGTGTTATCTGCTCCTAGTTGGAATGTGTAGTCTGCATCGCTTATGATTTCTAAGTAACCTTTAAGAATAAAAGCTCTGTCTATTCCATGTTGAATACTTACTTCTCCTTTAAGGTTCTGGATGGTTGCCCTAACATTGTCCTTTGCTGCTATGTGACTTGCTTTAGAAGTTAACCATTCAGCATCCTTATTAGACACATTATAAGCCTGTCTATACGCTTCTGTTTGATTCCCTAAGCTAACACATAGCTCAGCAAATTTTTGTTCTTTAGGTGTAAGCTCTTTATTCATTGTTTAGTATTATATTCTCTGTTGTATTAATCCAGTCTTCATCTTTCTCAGGATACTTAACATGAAGTAGCTCATGTATTATATCTGCTTCTGTTAATTCTCTATCGTGGTAGATAGTTCCTGTCTTGTTTTCTTGGTCTATTTCTATTCCTATAAAGTATCTGTCTTTAACTGGGCAGTCATTATCATAAACTACTTGAGTAGGTAGTATCTCTTGTATTGGAAAGCTCCACTCTTTTAAGTTCAGTTTGCTTTGCCATTTATCTACTAAGTTAATCATTTCTTTTTGTTAAGATGTTTATTGCTCCAGAAAAATGTATCTATTGCTACTTTATCTTTACAATTAAAATCTCCATAGACTTGCATAAACTCGCTAGGAATAGCTGTAAATCTATAGCAGTCTTTTTTAAACTTGCATTCTTTATTTTTGCACATACTAATGTCAGGCATATCTATTTACTTAGTCTTATTTCTACTCCCCAATTTAACCATATAAACTCTAAGGCTCTATATCCATTCAATGCTTTTGAGTGGGTAAATTTAA